TTCTGAGGTAACTACAACGATACCTTGGGGAACTGATTGGATTACAGCACCTAGTGTTGATGAGAATGGATCTAAATTATCTGATGATGAAGTCTTTAGAAAACTTAAGGATAGTCAAGGTAGAGACTTTATCACAGGAGAAAAGCTACCAACATTTGAAAATGAACCAGAGGCTAGTGCTTACGCTAAGTGGCGTTCAGACACAATGTTTGATGAAGAGCAGATAGAAAAAGGTTATAAGCCTGTACTAGAGCAACAGCAGTATGAAGAAGACGTAGAAGAAACTCTAACAGATAAAGTAATCAGAAAAGCTAAACCATTTACTGATGAGGTAAAAGGATTTGTAGATTACTTATTGACACCCAGCCAACACTTCAATGAGGGTGGTCTAACTACTCAAACAGAAACAGCATTTGGTTTTACTGCTGAGGGTGCACAGCAAGAAGCAGATAAGTATGCTGAAGAGTTTAACGAACAAGACCAAGCCAACATAACCAAGGCTGCAGAGTTCCTAGTTCCTTTTTATGACTCAGGTGTAAACATTACTAACGTTGTTCAAGAGTATATGAAACCTGAGACAGAACGTAACAATGAATACATAAAGGATCAATTCAAACAAGCAGGACAGAGTGCAGCTATCGAAGGTGGCTTACTGCTAATGGGTGGTGTTGTTGCTAAGTACGGAGCTAAAGGTGTTAAGGCTCTAGCTGATAAAGTAAAACAATACGAGATAGATCCTAACGTTGCTTCTGCATTTGGTGTTGGTTCTATTAAGAAGAAAGCTGTTGAGCCTCTAGAGATTGGTATCAACGAAGCACTACAAGATGGTAAGTTCCTAAAGGGATATGATTCATCTGTTGCTGCTGATATGGCAGAGAAAGCTAAGAATGCTACAGCAGGAAGTACTAGGGCAAATGCTCTTATGAATGCTGCAGTACCTGAAGGTACAAAAGTAGGTATTCGCTTAAATCTAAATTCTACAATACCTGACATGCCTAAAGGTTTGGATAAACTACAAACATTACATAAAGGTTCTTTTAGCGGAACAGCTTTATCTTATTTACCTTTTGCAACTGTTAAGAATGTTACTTTTAATGTTAGTCAAAAAGGACGTACTGCTATTGCTTCTCGTATTAAGGGTATTGATACACCAGAGGCTAAAGCAAAGTATCCTGCTATGTCAGTCGATGGTGAGTATGTACCAAATAAAAACCTTTTAGATGAAGGTGGTGATCTAGCTGAGATAAGTTTAAATCCAGGTGCTCATCATTTATTTATTGATTTAAAGACAGGGCAAGCTGTAAAGGGTGCTAAGGAAGTAACGGTTATTGGTGATCGTGCATATGCTAGAGGCGTTGAGTACTGGAAGAAAGCAGAAGCTCCAGCACCTCTTCCAACTCAGACAGGTGTAGATATTCCAAGTGATGTAAGATACAAATTCAAAGAAGGTGGTATGGCAATGAAAGATGACATGAACATGGGATATGCATTAGGTGGGGAAGTAGATGCAATTGATCCTGTATCAGGTAATGAAATACCACCAGGATCTACAGCTAAAGAAGTACGAGATGATATACCTACTATGTTATCTGAAGGGGAATACGTAGTTCCTGCAGATGTTTTAAAGTTTTATGGTCTAAGGTTCTTCGAAGATCTAAGAGACAATGCTAAGGTAGAGATGGCTGAATTAGAGGAAGAAGGACGTATAGGTGGACAACCAACACCTGAAGGTGATGACCTAACAGAAGATGAGATGAGACTACTTGGTGAAGTTATGGGTATGGCTGAAGGTGGTATGACCCCAATGCAACCACAACCACCTCAACCTATGATGATGGGTCAGCAGATGCCTCCACCTAAACCACAACCTACAGAATATAATAAACCTGTAGGATTTAATACTGGTGGTATGACAGATGCTTTTGGTAATCCTATTGGACCTACAGTTGATCCAGTCAAACCACCAGAGAAACTATTACAAGACATTGATCCTACATCAACTAATATATATGGTATAGACAAGGAAGGAACTGGAACAAGTTCTCCTACTAATGTTGCTCAAGAAGATATAGGTGTTAAGACAACAGATAAAATAACAACTGGTGATGGAAGTGGTATGAAGTCAGTATTCTACTTTCATGAAGATGGTAGACGTATACAAGTTCTTATGTTGAACGGTAGACCAATTAGTTCTGTTCCAGCAGACTTTAACGAGTTTAAAGAAGATACACCAGAGAATAGAACTGAAGTTGTTCAAGAAACACCTGATCCAACTGATGACATTTCAGGTGGTGTTGGTCAAACAAAGTCAGCAGGTGGTAGCGGTCCTGACGATGATGATAGAAAAGTACAAGCTAAAAAGCTAGAAACATTAAAGACTAACAAAGAAAAGAAAAGAGTACAAGACTTTAATAATCTTTTAGATCCAAAGTCTGATACATGGAAAGCAGACACTGACGGATCAAAACTATTAGAAGAGTACAGAAAAGCAAAAGTAGGTCAAGGTATTGCTCTGTTACTACCGGGTATAGGTTTACCTGCTTCTGCTATTGCTAAGAAAACTTTAAATAATATTGAAGAGGCATACCTAAAGAAAGCCGAGGACTTGGGTATTAGTCCAGAAGAAGCACAGAAAACTCTAGATGATATTACTGGGGCAGGGGCTATTAAAGACGGTATTACAAAACCTTTTGAAGACAAGACTATGGGTGAAGCCATGTCTGATATGTTTGGTTCTGGTTTCTACGATGAGTATGAAACAAAGTATGAAGTATCAGACTATATAGGTATGTCAGATTCTATATCTGCTGAAGGTGTTCAAGGCTTTACAAAAGACCCAGTAACGAAAGCACTGTCAGGTAACCTAGATGTTAAACAGCAACAACACTTTGATAATGCTGTTGATCGTGGAGACTCAGCTATAGCAAATCACTTTAGTTTAGTAGCTACATCTAATGCTGCAAAGGATGACTTCGCAATTAATAACGCTGATGCTATCAAAGAAATACAAGACCTTAAAGCAGCAGGTAAAACTTCAGAAGCAGATACAAAAACTGCTGCATTAAAAAATGCTGGTCATAAGTTTGGCAACATGACTCTAGGTAGTAGTTCTATGGATGAAGTTATTGAACTTGGTAGTAGTGCTTTAACAGCTAAGAACTTAGGTAAAGCTGAAAAGGAAGATAAATTCTTTGGTAAGACAGTAGCTACAACAGATAGTAGTGGTAAAAAGAATAACTCACCTATAACAAGTACATCTTCTAGTAGATCTTCAGATGATGATCCAAACTCTATCTTTAACCCAAGTTCTCCTATAAACAAAGCTCAGAAAGCTGCACAGACTAAAGTTGCACTTGACAATCAAAGCGCAGCAGACGAAGCTATGGGTAGGCCAACTAGTAGTAGCTCTAGAAGTAGCAGTAGTAGCAGTAGTAGTTCTTCATCTAGTCCTTCAGCATCTTCTGCTGCAAGTGGTTGTGTAATAGCTACTCATGCTGTAGCAAGTGGTGCATTCCAAAGAAATGATAAAGCTAATGCTGTAGAGTGGTGTAAGAAAACACTTCACGATAAATGGTGGGGTGAGACAATGCGTAAAGGCTACAGATACTTGGGTCGTAAACATATCACAAATGGAACTGCAGAAACAGTATATAAAGAATTTAAAGAATGTATAGAGTGGGCAAATGGTAAACGTCCTTTCACTATTAAGGTTGCAAGTAGATATTACTATCGTGCAATACAAACATTCTTAGTTGGTCTTTTCGTAAAAGAGGAAGTGTAATGGAAACAACTACTTTAGAAGAATATAAAAATGTTTTACGTGGAAGGTTCAATGAACTTTCTGATGAAGAAAAAACAATAGCAAGTGATGCTGCTGACAGTCCTGTAGGAGATGTCATACGTAAACTATTCGGACCAGAGATGTCTGGATTGTTTGGTGCAGAGCGTACAGATCAACCTGATCAAGGTATGCCAACTGAAATGGCTCAAGCTAAACCACAACCTATGGGTGATCAAATGCAACGTGCTGGTCTAGGTGCACGATAAACTTCTAGGCAATCCAAATAACTATAAGGCTACTCAGCTACGGCTGACCCCAACATAAGGAGAAAACATATGCCTGAATTAGAAGCAGTAGAGACACCGAAGAAAGCTGGTTTTGTACAGCGTGGAAGTAACTACGCAATTAAACAAGAACGCATGAAAAAAGAAGAAGAAGAGATTGCTAAACTAGAGGCACAAGCTCGTGGCGAAGAAGTTGAAGAGAATGAACCCGATGGCAAAGGATCTGAGACAACCGAAGTACAGGCCGAGGATAGTTCCAAACAAGAAGAAGCCAACCCTGAGGTTGAAGCACAAGAAGATGACTCAGACTTAAACCCTGAAGAGAAGTCATTTAAGAAACGCTACGGTGATCTTAGACGGCATATGTCTGACAAAGAAAAAGAGTGGAACGAAAAACTAAAAGCACTTGAAACTAGAATGAAGGGTGAGTCTATTGTACCACCTAAGTCAGACGAAGATATTGAAGATTGGTCAAAGAAGTATCCAGACGTAGCAGGTATAGTAGAAACTATTGCTGCTAAGAAAGCTCAGGAGATGTTCAAGAAAGCTGAGGATCGTCTTTCTAAGTTAGATGAACTACAGTATGAAACAGAACGTAAAAGTTCTGAGGCTAAGATTCGAGAAGCACATCCTACCTTTGATACACTAAGACAATCAGATGAGTTTCACAACTGGGCAGAGCAACAACCTAAATGGGTAAAAGATGCTCTCTATGAAAACATGGATGACCCAGCTTCTGTTATTAGAGTTATAGATCTCTATAAGATAGATAATGGTGAAACAGTCCAAGCAAAGAAAGCTAAAACAAAAGATGCTGCTAAATCTGTTAGTAAAGGTTCTAGAACTAACGTAGATCCTACTGAAGGTGGAGCAACTCTAAAAGAATCTGACGTTCAGAAAATGTCTTCTAAAGAGTTTGAAGAGCGTGAAGAAGAGATTAGTAAGGCTATGCGAACAGGAAAATTCGTGTATGATCTTACTGGTAGTGCTCGATAAGTGTTGACAAATACTTTCAAGTACATATAACTAAGTACGTATAGTTTAAGAGCCTCTGAATAGACTACCTCTTATTACTATAACATTTTTCCAAATACATATACTAAGTCTAAACTACTAAGAACTACCTGTTCAAGTATAGGCCCATTGATATCTGGTAGGCCAACTGGATATTTTACATGCACCCTAGAAAACGATCAGCCTCTTACATGTGTTTAGCTTTGTAACCCGAAGCCAAATATCATGGAGGATTTAACATGGCTTTTACATCAGCATCGGGTTATGGTAACTTACCTAATGGTAACTTTAGTTCCATAATCTATTCTAAAAAGGTACAACTTGCATTCCGTAAGAGTACCGTTGTTGGTGATATCACAAACTCTGATTACTTCGGAGAGATTGCTGCTCAAGGCGATACAGTGAAAATCATCAAAGAGCCTGAAATTTCTGTTAGCGCATATGCTCGTGGAACTCAGGTTAATGCACAAGACCTAGACGATGAGGACTTCTCTCTAGTTGTTGATAAAGCAAACTACTATGCTTTTAAAATTGATGACATCGAGGAAGCACACTCACACGTCAACTTTATGGATCTTGCAACCAATCGTGCAGCTTACCGTTTAGCTGATCAGCATGACCAAGAAGTTCTTGGCTATCTGTCAGGTTTCAAACAGTCAGCACTTCACGCCTCTGCAGATACTGTTAACAATGTAACTAACGGTACTGTCGCTGTATCAACCGCTGGTACAGATGAGTTGTTGACTTCAATGAAACTCCGTAAGGATTCATTTGGTAACATCACAACTGGTTCTGCTGGTGATCACTCGATCCCACTAGCAGCACGTATGCCAGGTGCTACTGCACTTCCAACTGCTACAGCTTCACCATCAATGGTTGTAGCTAGAATGGCACGTTTACTTGATCAACAACAAGTTGATAAAGCTGGACGTTGGTTAGTGGTCGATCCAGTATTCATGGAACTTCTTGCAGATGAAGACTCTCGTTTCTTCAATGCTGATTTCGGTGAATCAGGTGGGCTACGTAATGGTCTTGCTGTGAGTAACTTCCACGGTTTCCGTGTATACTCATCTAGCAACCTACCACAAGTAGGTGGTGGATCTGGTACAACTGGTTCTGCAAACCAAAACACTGACTTTGGTGTTATCGTAGCTGGTCATGACTCAGCAGTAGCTACTGCAGAGCAGATCAGTAAAACAGAAACATATCGTGACCCTGACAGCTTTGCTGACATTGTTCGTGGTATGCATCTATATGGCAGAAAGATTCTTCGTCCAGAAGCAATCGTTACTGCTAAATATAACGCAGCGTAAGGGAGGATTGATTAATGGCTACAGTAACAACTCTCGCTAAAGCAGCAGGTGGAAGAGGCAACCCAAGTAAGAAGCCTTATATGGTTGAAGTCACAATAGACTTAGCCGCAGCAGCAACAGCTAAAGGTTCAGCATTGGCAGCAGCCGATGTAATTGAATGTATTAGTGTTGGTGCTAACACTGTTGTAATGTTTGCAGGTACTGAAATTACAACTGCACCTACAGGTGGTAACGGTTGTACTATTGACCTAGGTATCACAGGTGGTGACGTTGACGCATTTGTTGACGGTGCTACTGTCACAGGTGAATCAGCAGGTTCTTACGGTACACTAACAAACACTGCGTGTCCAATCCTAGTAACAACAGCCGATACTATCGACATGTTGCTAATAGGTACAACACCAGATACAGCAGGTAAAATTCGTGTATATGCATGTCTAATGGACGTGGATAGCATGGGCGCACAAGCTGCAGATGAAGTAGACCGAGATCTACTCGCATAGATAATTCTTTGGGGCTGGCTAACTGCTGGCCCCATTGTACTTATAACAAAGGGATTCAAGCATGGCTATCACAACAGCAATGTGTACAAGTTTTAAACAAGAACTTCTTGGTGCGGTCCATGATATGGATACCCATACTTTAAAGCTTGCACTAATTAAAAGCGGTATGTCTGGTACATATGGCGCAGCAACAACTAATTACTCAGATGTTACAGGAAACTCTGACGAAGCATCAGGTACTAACTATACTGCAGGTGGACAAAACCTAGATAGTGCTGCTATTACAGCAGATGGTACAACTGCTATCGTAGACTTTGCAGATGAAGTATTTTCTAATGTAACAACTTCAGCAGCAGGTTGTATTATATATAATTCTTCTGCATCTAATAAAGCAATATGCGTAATAGACTTTGGTGGTACAGTAAGTGCTACAGCAGGTGACTTGACTATAGAATTTCCTGCAGCAGGAGCAAGTACTGCAGTAATACGTATCGCTTAACAAATGCCTTTCTATGACTCCTCTGATGCTCTCTATGGCACAGGTAGGCATGGGGCTGCTAGATACGGTAAAGTAGCACCCAATGTAAGCCTAACAGGAGTTGGTGCAACTGGCGCAATAGAAACTGTAAGCGTTGGTGGTTTTGAAATTGACATATCTGAGAACCTACTCAGTGTATCAGCAACAGGTGCAATTGGTTCTCTAGGTGTAGGTGTAAGTGAAACACTGACTGGTGTAAGTGCTACAGGCAGCATCAACACAGTAAAAGAAAATGTTGCAGAAGAACTAGGAAGTGTAACGGCTACAGGTGCTATAGGCACAATAGAGCCACAGGTAGATGAAGACTTAAACAGTGTATCAGCTACAGGTGCGATAGGTACACTCAAAGTAAATGTAAGCGAAACTCTAGCAAGTGTATCTGCAACAGGTTCAATAGCTACAGTAGAAGCTAAGACTTCTGAAAGTTTACTAAGTGTAACAGCTACATTTACAATAGGCGCAATTAAGCCTAATGTATCTGAGAAACTAGGAACAGTAGTTGGCACATTAGGTGCTCCTTCCGTAACCGCTAGATCATCTTCTAAAGCAGAGATAATAGGTCTAGAACTAACTGGTAGTATTGCAGAACCAGAAGCTACTGTAGATGAAGCATTACAAAGTGTAGCTGCTACAATATCATTAGGTAGTATTAACGTAGGTATTATTGAAAAGCTGTCAAGTGTTTCTTCTTCTGCTGTAATAAATCTACCAGTATCAAACGTAACATCAATTCAATTTGATTACGAAGCAGTCAAACATAGATATAATAAAAGAAGAACTGTTCTACTACCGAGGGCTGCATAATGCCATCAACACCAGCCGAGAGAACAGTATTAGTAAGACAAGAAATAAGACTAGTCTTTGTAGATATTAAAAATACTGTTAGCTCTTTGGATAGAACTGTTTTAGTCAAATCACAAGATAGACTTGTATCTATAGAAAGAAAGCCGACATCAGCCGATAGAGTTGTGTACGCAAATGAGGATTAATAAATGAGTTTTCGTTGGCCTAGTAAAGACCCTGATGAAACATTAGACTATAGTGTAGACTGGTCTAGATTTTTAGATACTGCAAAGATTAACTCAGTTATATGGTTTGTTAAGTCTAATACTTATAATGTAAAAACACAATTAAATGCAGGGGCTAATCTTACTTCTGCTTCTAGTAGTGCAGTAACAGATACAATACAAAACGTATCTCAAACAAATACTGATACAGTAGCAACTATAAATATATCTGGTGGATCAAACAATGTAGAGTATACTTTCTTTTGTCAAATGACAGACGATACAGGTAGTACAGCAGAACGTAGTATTAAGTTAAGACTGAAGGAACGTTAAGATGGCATATGATTATATTGGAATTGTCAATGACGTAAACCGAAGGTTAAATGAAGTAGAACTAACAGCTACTAACTTTAGTACAGCTAAAGGTGAGTACTCAATGATTAAAGATGCTGTTAATGCATCATTACGTTTTATTAATCAACATGAGTATGAGTGGCCTTTTAACCATGTAGAGGAAGAAGAAACATTAACTCCGGGTTTAGTTAGGTATGCTTTTCCTTCTGATGCTAAAGTACTAGACTTTGATAGTTTTAGAATAAAGAGAGATGCTACACTAGGTAATGCTACTGTAAAGTTAAAAGCTTTATCTTATGAAGAGTACCTAGAAAGCTACGTAGACATAGAGTACAATAGCTCTACTGGTATAAGACAAGTACCTGCATTTGTAGTTAAAACCCCTAGTCAAGAGTATGCTATAGTTCAACCAGCAGACAAGGCTTATACTGTTGTTTATGAATACTATAGATTACCTGTTGATTTAATAAACTCAACAGATGTTCCAACCATACCTGAGCAGTTTAGATATGTTATTGTAAATGGGGCTATGCATTTTGCATACTTGTTTAGGGGTGAAGGGCAAGAGGCGGCTATAGTTCAACAAAGGTTTGAACAAGAGATAAAACAAATGAGAAGCCTCTACATAAACAGATATGACTATGTTAGATCTACCGTTCTAACTAATACTTTAGCAACTAACACTAGAGTTACGACACTATAGATGCCAACAAATCGTCAAACATATCCCATACAGTTTAGTGGTGGGCTTATAAGTAATATGAGTCCTTTGCAGCAAGGTATGCAAATGCCAGGATCTGCACGTATCCTTAGGAACTTTGAGCCATCTATTGAGGGTGGATACAAAAGAATACTAGGGTATGACAAGTATGATCTAGATGTAATACCACCTTATGGTATACCTGTTATACATGGTGCAAGTCAAACTGGTACAACTTTAAACATTGCAAACATTAGACAAACACCAGAGACAGGTGATAAGTTTAAAC